TCAAATAATTTATAAACTGAAGCATGAATTTTATAATCATGTACTCTAGATTTGAAAAATTCTTCAATTACAAATTTAGATTTTATATTTTTTATTAAATTATACTTCTCACGTTTTAATTGAGATTCATTAATGTTTTTTCTAGCTGTAATAACCGCATCTACAAATTCTATAGACTTTTCATTCATGTTGAACGTCTCTTCTTTTAGAGATCTATAAAGTTTTAATTCGTTTGTTAGTTCCGAATTTTTTGTAAAGTGTTTTTTGATAATATTTAATGCCGGGGAGTTCTTATTAGACATAGTATCGCTTGCTACCTGCCTTACCAATAGTTCGAAAACTAATCCGGTATTTTTTACTTTCGAGTGTTTTAATCCATTCATTGAAGCATCCTAATAGTCTACATGTTTTAAATAAATATGTATTGATCTGTAATTCATATCATTATATTTCATTTAATTGATCTTCATCTAATAATGTACCATTATCATTATTATGATCAACCGTATTTAATGATTCGTTTAATATTGCATTTTTTGGTGTTTGTTGTAACTGATCTAAAGATGATATAAATGACTTGACCTCTAAACTTAAAGGATTTGTCTTTCTATATGTATGTTGTAATGGATTTTTATCAGTTGTAAAAGTACTACTCATATCTTTAGCTCCTAATGGATCTCTTCCTGCTACTGCTGCATCTAAATTTGTTCCAGGCTTTTTCGGCGCGCCGGGGCCAGCAACATGTTCTTGCTTTTCGCCAGGCATTAAGTCTCCTTTAGTAGCTACATGCATTGAAGCTATATCATGCGGTGTTCCAAAACTCATATTAGTCTTTTTAGGATCATTACCTTCTGCTTTAATCTGTTCTTTTCTAAAGTCTGCTTTAATATCTTGTATAACTTGGTCTTGTTCTGCTTGCCATTCACTAGGACTCATATTAAAGATATTTTCATAAATATATTTTTCTGAAAATAATGTACTATCTTTCATGTTTGTAGCTAAACCAATCTTATCATTAAATATTTCTACTTTTTGTTTTTCATAAACTATACTCGGACTGGTTAAATTTAATGAAAAATCTATTAATTCTTCATTTTTAAATCCTTGTGAATATAAATGTACAATTGCAATTTTAGTAAGTTCTGAAACAAATATTTTTTGTATTCTTTCTATAGTTCTTGCAAATCTAACATCTTCAGCTGCTAAAGTAGCTTTACCTTCTACTCCCTCATCATATCCCAAAAATGCTTTTGGTATTTTTAAAGCTGCCATTTGTTTGTTACGTAAATATTCAATATCTTCAATTTGTCCATCATTAGATAATCCAGGTAATGATTCGATAGATGTTCCTGATTCTCCACCTCTTACTGGTAAATAATAATCTTCTAACATGTTTTCCATATTAAATTTAAGATTGTATTCTCCGGTCTTTTCATCCATGTATGGAATCTTTTTCATTTTATCAATGATAGTTCTCATATGAGTATCTACTTCGGCTGGTGGTATATTACCTACATCAATTTTAAAAATTCTTCTCTCTGGAGCTCTCATTATTCTATTAATAAGCATTGCATCTTCCATAAGAGTTAATTGTTTAAATATTTTTCTAGCAGGTTCAATCATTGACTTGCCGTATGGTAAAAAATTTGTATCTGATAATAATCTAAAATGTGCAATTTCGTAATTATTAAATTCTGACGAATTTTGACGGCCGCCAGATGAATATGCCATATGGGATCCTTCTAATGTAAATTTATATGCATATGGATTTTGTTCATCATATCCTTCATCTCTACGTACTTCATATGATGATAACGGAGTAACATTAACTATACCAATATCATCTTCAATATCTAAATGTAAATAAAAGTCGCCATATTTACAAGCATTTCTTATCCATGGCCATAAATTATAATCTATATTAAGTATATCATTAAATAGATTTTTCAATACTTTTAAAATTTCATCATTTTGTGTTGATATAGTTAATGTATCACCTTCTGTATCTTTAACTGTACATTCATCTGCATATATGTCCAATGCTGATGCTAGTATTGGATCCATATCCATTGCTTCATAATCGGAAAATAATTCCAATTTAGATTGATGAAAGTTCATTGTTTGATTGTAGCCGCCATACCCGGATTGTCCTCTTTGTAATCCTGAGAATCTATCAATGTATGAATTCGATACTGCCCCGTCAGATTGTAATTTATTAGTATCGACTACACGCAAACGATTTTTTGAAATTCGTCTTACTATTACGTTAGTTGAAAAGAGACGACCTAATCGAGCTCTTAATGATGTATTTGCCATATCAATTTTTCTTTTTATATAAATATCTTGTTAATCTAAAAGCCAATTTAGATCTTCCTTGTCCTTACCAGCTTGCATCTGCCATGTATTGTTTTGATTACCGGTACCTGTATACATCCCACTAGACTTACCTAAATGGCCTATAGCCTTTCTAGACAAATCTACGCCTTGCTGATGCAATCGTAATGCTGTGTCTCGTACCCATAATGCAATTCCAAATGCCATGATTAGATCATCGTTATAGCCTCTTTGTGCCTCAGCTCTTTGTCCGTTCCATATAAATACATACATTTCATCTGTTAAACGTTTACTTCGTATGATCGGAGATTTTTCTCTAAAATATGTTTCTATCTTTGAAATAATTAATGGTCTAGTACGTGATGTTGTAGAAAATCCAGGAACTTTTTGTGATTTATTTTTTAAATCATAATTTTTAGCTAAATGTACGTCTTCATCTATATATGCATCTTGTTTGTATGAGTAATATAAATTTTCATATCCTTTATCAATTGCAATCTGTAATACTGCCCATCCTATATTTGCGTTCTCAATTACTAGTAATGCATTATTCCATTCCGTTGCAATAGCAACTAACATATTACCATATTCGGTAGTACCCAGTTTGCCTTTGTATTCTGCAACTTGAGTCATTGATTCAATTTCTAATACATGGAATGCCGAATAATCTGCTCCATCGCCTCTAGCGACATCTGCAACAACTGTATATGCTTTTGTATAGTTTGGATAATCCCATATCCAATAATTTCCGTCGAAGCCTCTTTTTTCTTTCGGCTCTTCTATATATGTTTGTTCATACCATTGTATAATAGGCCCATCTACTACAGTATGTCCTGAGGAAATAAAATCACAATCACATTCTTGTGCTGCTGCCTTCTCTCCTAATAGTTGAGTTTGTTCATCTCTCCATATTTGATCTCGTTCTGGATGTACTGTCCAATGCAATTTGATTGCATTAAATCTACCGCCGGACATTGCATCATTCCATGTTTTATGAAATAAATTTCCAGTACCATTAGGAGTAGATAACATTATAGCTCCTCCACCAGTTGCTAATGTTTGTTGTGCTGCAGTCCATATTTCATCTATACGATCTATAAATGCTGCTTCATCCATTACCAATAATGATAACGCTTCAGATCTACCAGCATCTCCTTTTGAAGATATTGCTTTGATTTGCGAGCCATTTTTAAATCTTAATGAAAGTTTATTATCTTCTACACTTTTACCCTTTAACCAACTAGGTAAATTATCATGCATTACTCTTACTTTAGTTACTAAGTTTTTTGCTACATCCTGTTTAGTTGCAATAACCAATACATTGTAATCTGATTTAAATAACATACACCATAATGCATAACCGGCTGATAATGTTGATATACCTAATTGTCTAGATTTTAATATTATATTATATCTATGATCTTTTAGATCAGTTAATGCCTCTTCTTGAAATGGATATAAATTGAAAAACATCTTGCCCTTAGTAGGATGTTGTATAATACAATATTTACGCATGAAATGTACAGGATCGACTACACATCGCTTGTATTCTTCTTTTACTATTTCTTTTAGGGATTTCTGTGCCATTTAGTTAAATATATAAAAAATTATAACAAAATCAAAATAATTAAGGCAATAATTCCACCGCCCCCAACACCGAATAAATTTCGTTGTTTCTTGTAATGTTTTGTCTCATCTTTAGCAACAGCTATCTGACCATCTTTTAATTTCATTACTTCTGTAATAACATCCATTTCATTTTGAAAATTTGATTCTTTTAGTTTATATGATGATATAATAGTATCTTTTATTGCTAATTGTTTTTCTAATGTTTTATGTATTTGACGTTCTATAACTATTTGTTCCTTTGCAAGATCTCCAATTTCCAAATCCTGTATTACTTTATGCATTAGCCATTTACTAACACAAACTATTGAATCATTTTGAGTATCTGTCTGAGAGATACTTGTTAACGTCACTGACAGTATAAGTATTAATATGTTTAATTTTTTTAGCATATTTCTTTTTTAATTTGTAAATTTGATTTGATTTGTTGACTAGAGTAGATTGTAACAAATTTAAGGAATCATTTAAATTGTGTATATTATTATCTAATGAATCTCGTTCGTGTTTATATTCTACAACTGTATTAGTTAGACTATCAATTTGTGATTGCAATACTTGTTCTCTTAAATCAAATGTATTATCTTCTTTTTTATAAAAGTATGTATATGCAATAAATAAAACAATTGCAAGTGTTATAATGGAATATATATTTGGCTTAGTGTTCATTGTTTATTATATCATTTAAAACTA